TTGGATTTATGATGCCTTCTCCAGTGCGTTACGCTACTCGACGCTCTTGTCGAGCCTATCGCTCCCGTCTCGTTGAGACATTTGGGCGTGCGACGGCTACTTGGGGTTACCTCCATCAACTGGAGGCTCCGAGATTCGAGCCAACCTCGGAAAACTGTGCAGACCTGGCCCGCGAGGCTAAGGCGTTCCTCTCTGATTGTCCTTCAGACGATCTTGAGGCAACCTTTGCATGGAATTCGATAAAGAAGCTACAGCCGGCTTCATGCCGGTGTATGGAAGCTCCTTTGATAAAATCCGTCGCCGACCATTTCCTTTCTCCACCTCCTCCCCTTCCTTCAGGCTATATTTCTTTTGTTCGTAGAGTTGTGCGTGAGATGTTTCCCCACGGTTGGGATTCGTCCTCGTACGAAGGTTTTGTTGGGACCGTTGATCCCCCAGTTTCGGCATGTGTTGAGAATCGTAGAGGTGCTGGCGGCGCTCATGGATTTTTGTCCAAGGGCAATAGCTTCTCTCAAGCTGACTTTTTGGAGTCTTGTCTTGAGGGAGTTGACCGTAAGCTGTCCACCTCTTCGTATCTCACTGTCGTTCAGTCCGCAGGTAAACCTCGACCTTTGAGTAAGTTTTCCGCTGATGCGCTTCATTTGAAACCCTTGCATAAGGCTATCTATGGACACATCTCTCGGTTTTCTTGGCTCTGTCGAGGCGATTTTACGTCGGACAAACTGAGGGCGGCCGGTTTTTCTTTTTGTGAAGGTGAAACGTTGACGTCCGGAGATTACAAGTCCGCTACGGACAACCTCTCGATTGAGGTTGCCGAAGCGATCATGGACGAGCTGCTTAAGAACACGGTCTCTGTGCCGGGCTCTTTGAAGGCTTATGCTATGTCAATTCTCCGTCCAACGTTATACAACCTAGAACACGGCATTGATGATTTTTCTCCTACGCGTGGTCAGATGATGGGGTCCATGCTTTCTTTCCCTCTTCTGTGTATACAGAACAGAATTGCCTTTTTGTACTCGGGGCATTCTGTGGGTATTGATTGCAGTGAATTCCCATGTCTGATCAACGGAGACGACATACTTTTTCGTTCCGGACCGCACTTCAGTGCGCTCTGGATGAATACAGTAGGTAGTCTCTCGTTAGAGGTCGAGCGGACGAAGACTTCCGTTTCTCCCTTGCATGGTTCTCTTAATTCCACTTTGTGCGTTCGCCGAGGCAAACGTTACGTGGTGGTTCAGACTGTGCGCATGGGGATGTTACGGGAGTGTGAGTCGCTCGATTCTCTCGCTAAGGGGTTTTCTGATTTTATTGCTGGTTTGAAAGGCTCGTATCGCTTCAGAGCAGCGATGGCCTGGTTCAGCTGGAACATAGGAAAAATTCGGCCGTTGGGAATCACGACTTATGACTTGGGCTTCCGTGGGCCCTTGGCTTATCGTGCTACCAA